CTCCGCGGCCGCCTCCGGCTCGGCAGCGGGGAAGTCTAGGCCAAAGCCGGACAGGAAATCCACGGGCTGAGCGCGGAGCGGCTTAGGGGTAGAAGGAAGAGTCGCCGCGTCAGGGGCCAAAACGCCTCGCACGCCCTGCGCGTCAATGAGGTGGGCGGTGTACGCGGCGCGCGGAAGAAGCCCGCTGAGAAAGGACTTATCCGCGGGCGTCGCGTAGCCTAACAGCTGCGCGAAAGGGGCGTTAGGCACCCCAAGGGACAGCCGCTGCCCCACCTCCTGTACGGCGTCGTACAGCTCCGGGTCGCCCCCGGTGCTTAGCAGCAGACAATGGCAGACCTGCGCAAGCTGCTGCTGAGGCTCGTCCTCGCCGAACTCATCAGGCTCAGACTCAATGGTAAGGGAAGCTAAGGCCTTGAGCACCCGGTCGCGCTCGAGAGGAGCACCCACCACGGCGTAGCAGTCTCGGTCGTAATACCAGACTAGGTTGCCCCCGGCGAAGGTCGCACCCGGCACGACCTCCAGCGGCGAGCCGTCCGCAGTCAGGAGGGGCGTGAAGGGGGTACGTACCGCACCAGGCACCTCCACGGGCGGCCGAAGCACCCCCAGGCCCTCCAGCGTAAGCTGTATGCCCGTAGCCTCGCGGAGAGCCTCACAACCCGCCATGAGCGCGGCACGGAACAGCTCGGTCACCTCAGCGTCGGGCGACTCGTCGTCGACCGAGCCGTCACGCTGAACGTCCTCCATGGCCCGCTCCATCACGCCGCGCCCGAACGCGGCATTAATGACACCGTTGGCGTACGTGAGCCCGACCTGACCGGAACGGATCTGGTCGACACCGCTGATCACCACAGGACCACCGACGAGCACAGGGGAACTGGAAAACAGCTGATAGTACTTCAGCGTGAGCAGCGACCGCAGCAGCCCCTGCGCCCCCGAGTTAGACATCTCGGCGAGATGGTGTAGGAAGCTAGGCAGCACGGCCGACGCCACGATACGCGTGTCCCACTTGCTCGCGTCCAGCGTAGCCACCCACAGGCGCCCAGCCACCTGCACGACGAAAAGCGCGTCGTCACCGGTGTGCGCGTCAGCGTAGGGGCGCCGACCCTCCGCGTTGCGGTAGGCCGTGTGCTGTATCAGCTTGGCGAGGAGCACGTCCATGTTGCCCCGGTGCATACCCTGCGGGCCCACCTGCACGCAGTCGTGGCGCGGGTCCAGCGGGTCCGCGTAAGTCCGCTCGCAGTCCCGCTGCGCCTCATCGGCCGCCTGCAATAGGCGACGCGAAGCGGCAGGAGCCACGAAGTAGACACGGGTGGCGGGGCTGGACACCGGGCACGTGTTGCCGTCCACCTCCGCCTCGACGGTCTCCTTGTACTCCGACTTGCCCTTGACGAACTGCATACGCCACAGGGGATACTCCTCGCCGAGCCGGTTGTAGAACTCCGCGATCTCCGTAGGCCCCATGGGCCCCTCCCAAAACTCGCCAAGAGAGTCCTTCATCTTCACAAGCGCGTCGCTCTGATACTGCTCCAGGGCGGCACGGCTGGTCAGGTTGTTCGGGAGGACAAAGGGCAGGCCCAGCGAAATACGCTTGTCCCACGCCATGTCTAGGAACTTGTCCAGCTTGCCGCGCAGGAGCGGAGTCATCGCCTCCGGGGGACCGACCGTATCGCCCAGAATGGCGAGCACGCGCTCCAGCGCAGCGGGGTAAAACGTGGCGTCCACGTGAGCCTCACGCCCGATGGCCAGCCGGTTGATGATGCCCACCGGGTCCAGCGTGACGCTGGCGATCGTGGACTCGCGCAGCAGCAGATCCGTCCGAAAGCGCGAGGCCTTGGTGAGGTGCCGCGATACCTCACCCTTGGGCAGCTGCATGTTGACAGCTACAGGGCGCACCTGCAGTACGCCCCCGCCCGTGCTCGGGCGCGTGCGGCCACCCTTGCTCCCGACATCGTTAAGGATGAAGGCGAGCTCGGGCCCGGTGCGCGTAGCGAGCGTGCGAAACCCCGAAGCCTGGGCATGCGAGCGCAGCGTCACGTAGTTCTTGCCGTTACGGCGAGCCGACCACCGCTGCAGCAGCGTGTTAAGCCCGAGCACGCTGTCGCCGTACAGGACCTTGGGCAGATCGACAACGATGGGCGTGTACGAGCCAGAGGCCTCCGCATGACCGTAGTGGCTCTTCACCTTACCCAGGTTGAGGTACGCCGTCCCGTCCTTCTCGACGACGGCGTTGGCGACGATCATACGCACACTGCGCTGCACAGTGCGGAACTCAGACAGGTCCCCGGGAAAGACGGCGCGCGCGGCCGACTCCTCAGCAGGCGTGGGCTTGGGCCGGACAGCATCCATGATCTCGGGGAGGAAGTCAGAAATGTCCTGGGGGAGGTAGCCGAAGTGGGTTAAGGCGGCCTCGGCGGCCGCCGCCACCAGATCCGCGTGGGTCGCGTAGCGGCGCGCGATACCCCCAGACGTGGTGGTGAGGGCGGTAGCAACGTCGCGAAGCGCGAGGGAAGTGTCAATACCGCCGTACACACCGCTGCCGCGCAGCTCAGACACATCATCGCCGGCGTGTGCAACGCCCGAAATCTCGTTAGTGGAGACGTTAAAGGAAGACATTTGAAATGTGAAGCCTTGGGATGAACTTGTGGATCGGAAGAGGACTTAACCTCTCCCCGCCGTATGTATTATTGCACTGATAAAGCAGGTAACACCGCAAAGCGGAGCGTAACACCCCCGGCCGCTAAGGGGAAATGTATGGGAGAAAATTTAAGAAAGACAGTAAAAATAATAAGTTGCGAAAAAAACTCTATGAAACCCGAAACTCGACTGTATGTAAATGCTAAGTACGCGTAACACCGTGCACCGTACTCATACGCACGACTACCAATTCGTGAGCATAAGAGGCGCACGGCGGCGATCCCCAAGGTAAGAGCTGCCGGTATTATACCGAGCAGCAGACTGCCTAGTGTTCTGCGACGTACCGTAAGCCGACCGCACAAGGCCGGCGGCAGCGGATATAAACGGATTGGCGGCTCCGGCAACGGCCTGCACAGTGTCGAAAAACCTATCGACAGTGGAGCTCTGTACGTTGCGAATATTGTTGCCACTGGACGACCCCTGAATGGCGGTCGCATACCGCTGTACGGCAATCGTAGCCGCCTCGCGCTCAACCACAGAAGGGGGCTGAACAGACGTGGTGACCAAGCCAGCGGCGCCAACACTCGGAATGTATTCGACGTGATGTGCGTAATCAAAGCGAATAGCCTGACCATTAGTGAGCCCAAACCCAAGGACAAACACATACCCACCGGCGGCGACCGCCTGGCCGGTGCTCTGAGTGGTAACGGCGCCCGAATCAGAAAACACGTAAGACATTGGGCCCTGAGGCAGCAAAGGAATGTGCACCTCACCGGCGTCCATCACCTCCTGGAACGTAAGCGAGAACGCCTTGCCAGCCACCACGGCTTGAACACAATACTCCTCGGTCGCGTATCCGATAGCCAGCAGCTCGTCTCGCTGAGCCTGAATAAAATACAGGGTACCGCCGGGCATAAACGTGTTGGGAGGAAGACCAACAGGGCGCACGCGAATGCCCATAGCCAGAGTACGATCAATCTCAGTGACGTTTCGCCATACGCCCTCAGGGAGACCATAATCCTCCTGCACCATAGATCCGCGCCCGGCCTCAGCCGGCCCGAGGATAGCACCAGCGTTAGTAGGCAAAATCTTGGACTGAAGCCCAGTCAGCACGGTGCCCGCGTTCTCGACGATGTACGTAATAGACCGAGCGAAATGTACCATACCGGTAGGCACGATAGTTTCATCGGGATAACGCGAACTCTTGGCGCGATCGAGAGGATCGATAACCATGCTAAAATAGGCCTTGGCAACGCTGCCCGCAGCAGCGGCGTCCAGCTGCGACCGAGCGAGCGCCGGGAGTGCCACTACACCCGCACGGCGTGAACCGCTCGGAGCAAAAGCCCGGGACAAAGTGTCGGCAAGCATGGCGATGGAATGGTCAGCGGACCCGCTCTTAGGCTTAGAACCCTTGTTCTTCTTGCCATTTGTATGAATGATAGAATGCTTCATTGTGAAAGCGATAAATTGAATGTGTAGATAGAGAAACTAGCCCTCCTAATAAAATAAGTATAACAGAAACCATGGGTGGTTAGCAACCACCAAAGGTGAAACGTGAAAAATCC